ACGCACCAGCAAGCCATTAGTGACATGCTTGCTCAGCGTGACACACCATTGAATGAAATTAACGCGCTACAAAGTGGCTCACAGGTCAGTAACCCATTTGCCAGTAATCTAGGTTATCAGGATGGGATGCGGAAGATTTCGCACTGTTCAATGGCGAACTGTATTACACGCAAGGCACTAAAACGATTAAGTGCTGGACTGGCTACGCAGACCAAGGCGCAAACATTAACGCATACGCAAAAACAGCCTTTTCCTATTTTGGCTCAAAAGGCCAGAATAAGGCGTTTAAAATGTTCAGGCCGGTGCTGTCGGTCAATGGCACATTAAACTTTCTGGTTGATATGGATGTTGATTTTGCAGACGCAGAATTATTTGGCTCGGCAACCTATTCAGTCACTCAGTCAGGCTCATGGGATGTCAATTCCTGGGATGCTGCTTATTGGTCAAGCGGTCTACAAATCATAAAAAACTGGTCTAGTCCTTCGGCATGGACGGGATATTGTGCCGCCGGAAAAATGAAGATAGCGACTAACAGCCTAAACGTGCAATGGGTGAGTGTTGACTATGTTTATGAGGTCGGCAGTGGGCTTTAACATTATTGATAATGACTGTCCTCGCTGTATAGCATGGATGGCCGCACAGACTGATAAGCCATGTTCTGACATGGTGTCGATGATAGGGCTAGAGCGCAACGGCGAACTGATCGCTGTCGCTGGTTATAACTGTTTCAACGGTAAATCATGCCAAATGCACATGACCATCAAACGTGGCGCTTATGTAACACGTAATTTTGTATGGTTTGTTTGTTATTACCCATTCGTTCAGATCGGACTTGAACTGATTATCGGTATATTGCCGGAAGATAACGCCGACATTATCAAACTTGCTAAACATGCAGGTTTCGAGGAAAAATATAGGGTAGACGGTGGACACCCTGACGGTGATTTACTGTTATGCACCATGAAAAAACAAGATTGTCGATTTTTAAACATTAAATTTAAAGGCTAAAACCATGGGAAGTTCAGATCCAGCACCTGCTCCTGATTATGTAGGCGCAGCAAACGCACAGGGCGCGGCCAATATTGACGCGGCAGTAGCTACAGGGCACATCAACAACCCGAATGTAACTAACCCTTATGGCTCTCAGACGACGACCTGGAACGGCAACGACCCGACCATAACGCAAACGCTGTCACCCGAGCAGCAACAGCTTTATGATAAAAGTATCCAGGCTAAAAATACGCTGATTGATACCGGCAATACACTGGCAAGAAATGTTCAAGGAACTTTAGGCAGTCCGTTAGATTTTAGCGGCTTACCCAAAGCCCCAACCAGCGCAAACAATACACGTGATGACGTGGTTAAGGCGATGATGAACCGTGTCGATTCTGATACCGCCGGGCAGCGTGACGCGACTAACTCGACATTGATAGCGCAGGGTATTAGACCTGGCACAGCGGCATACGGTACGGCAATGACCCAAATCGACCGACAATATAATGACGCTCGAAGCAATGCAATATTAGCCGGTGGAACCGCAGCACAGCAAGACTACAATCAAAATATGGGAACGCACCAGCAAGCCATTAGTGACATGCTTGCTCAGCGTGACACACCATTGAATGAAATTAACGCGCTACAAAGTGGCTCACAGGTCAGTAACCCATTTGCCAGTAATCTAGGTTATCAGGGTGGGATGAGTGTAAACGCAGCGCCCATAGCGCAGGCAGTAACCAACCAGGGGCAGGCAGCGCAAAATGTCTATAACCAAGGGCAAGCCACGCAAAACGGCAATATTTCGGCAGGTGCCGGGATGGTCGGTGCGCTGGGTAGCGCGTACATAGGACGCTGATGGCTGGCGGGGGGATGATTGAGAAAATCAAGGCGCAGAACTTTGGCGAGAATGACTCGCAGATTATTAGCGCCCTGGCTCATCCAAAAACAGCCGCAACTAAGTTGTCCGAATGGCTAAAGCATCAAGTCAATACGGCAGCAGGTAATCCGGTGCAGCCAACAGACGAGGGCGACATATACGCAAGCGCTCCCGATAGGTTTACCAGAGCCATGGCGGCTTTAAACGTGGCCGGATTCGCTGAGGGGGGTTCGATGCCTTTTGCGCCTAAGTCAGCAGGCGGGACGCTCGGCACATTTACCGGCCCGAAGTCAGCAATCTGGAACCATGACGCAGCAGCCACAGCTACCAAATTGCTCGACAATGGCGCAGACCCGGCACAGGTTTGGAAAGATCATTTAATTGGGCGCTTACCTGATAGAAAGTTGTTTAGTGAGATTGATGATAGTCAGGCTCAATTAAACCCATCGGCACTGCGGGATTATCATAACGAAAGCTCATTAGTTAGGCAGTCAAGAATGATGAGTCACCCCAGCCTTGAATCGTCTTATCCTGATATGTCATCGATAGCATATCGAAAAGGAAATGATAGCGGGGCTTCGTACGTACCTGGTAGCGAGACAATTTATTTGCAAAAAGACGCTGGACATCCTGATATGTTCCCGCAAATGAGAGAAGACCTGGTTAAGTCTCCGGCGCTCCACGAACTACAGCACGCCATCCAAAACAAAGAAGGCTGGGCGCGTGGTGGTAGTTCCAAGGAATTTCACGACCTAACGCAAAAATCACCCATGCACCAATCTCTTGAAGATGTGCCGTATGAGCAGTTATCGCTTGATGAAAGAAGGGCTTTGATTAAGCTGAGAAATGATTTTAATAAACAAGAAAAGTTGTCTCCTTTTGACCAATATGAGCGACTAACCGGCGAAGCACAAGCCAGGGCCACACAAGACCGGATGAGTCTTAACATGCAGCAAAGGCGCGACGCGTACCCGCTGGCCGGGGATAAATTAAGCGACATCCCCTTAAGTCGGCTTATATACAGGTATCGCCAATGATTAATTACGGAGACTGGCGCGAAACTGAGAAGTTAGCAGGCTCAAACGCTTGGCAAAACCCCCACTCTAATGCGTTTGGGGGAATGTTACGCGCACTTGACCCGATGACCTATGTTCCCGGTGTTGGCTCTGTTTCCAATGCCGTACATGATGTGGGTGGTGAAGTCGTCACGGGGCTTAATACAGCGCTATCGCCGATAGTAAAAGGCACAAACGACGTATTGAAAACTGTCAGCCCCGGCGTTCAATATCTTGAAGATCACACCATGATGGGCGGCATCAACCGCTTTGCCGAAAATAAACCGGCTGATGCTTTAGCGCTGGCAGCGGCGACATTTTTCTCGGCAGGCGCGGCAAGTTCGGCAATGGGGGCGGGTGCAACCGCAGCAGCGCCGGCGGCCAGTGGCGGAGCAGGTGCGGCAGGGGGCATGGCTGGCTATGGGGCGGCAGGTTCGGCAGCACTAACCCCGGCGCTTAGTTCTGGCGCGGTGACTGGCTCAGGAATGGGGGTAGGCGTAGCAGGCTCGACTACGGGCAGTTTAGTGGGAGCAAGTGCAATTACCCCGGCGTTAAGCTCCGGTGCTTATGGCGGCATAGCTGGCGCATCAGGCTTAGGAACGCTAGGCACAGCAGGCACAGCGGCAGCTACCAGCGCACTAACCCCAGCGCTTACCTCGCTTGGCACAGGCGCAAGCTTTATGAGTAAGCTAAAGCCAATGATAGACAAGGCCAAGACCGCAAACAGTTATAAAAATAGCTTTAGCAATCAGGCCATGCCGGACAGAGACAGGATTAACGCTACTGCTCAGGCCGACAACCTGGCAAGGGCAATTGTCGGCTCAGATAGCGAACCGGCTGGCAACAACAGAATCACCAACCAAATTGTAATGAACCGTTTTGGGATGCGTAAATAATGGCCACACTAGACGACGAACAAGCGGCAATAAACCGCCGACAAAGAATAGCAGAAATGCTAATGCAGCAAGGACAACAGCCACTTGAAACAAATCAGGTGGCCGGTGGTTATGTTGTGCCAGTCTCACCAATGGCCGGGGTTGCTAAAGTAGCGCAACAATTAGCCGGGGCATACCTGGGCAAAAAAGCTGATGAGCGTCAAACGGCATTGGCTGATAAAAAGCTGGCTGATGTGGCGAGCATCGATTTAAGCGCCCCCGACCTGTCAAGTCAACTTATGAAACGTGGCATGGTGACAGAAGCATTGGCTGCACAAAAAGACGCTGGTAAGGTGCATCGTGAAGGCATACCGGCGGGGTTTAATGCTACAGACGGCGGCGGAATAGCGCCGATGCCTATGGCGAATGGAAGCGACTATGGACAGTTTTTATTGCAACAAGCAGGCGCAAAAGCACAAATACCGTCCTACGGTGAGCCTCAAAAGCTGGCTATTGCTCAGGATTCAAACGCTATGGCACATGAAACGCAAGCCAGAGCAGAAAAAGCGCAACAAATGGACATGACCCGCTTGCAAATGCAACAGGACGCACAAGCAAGGGCAGAAGCCACAGCGGCAGATAATAAACTGCAAAACATCCCGGCCACGCATAGAATGGCCTACGCAGAAAATGACAACGCTCTTAGGAAAATTGATGAGGCTATAGAAAAAATAAAAGCTAATCCTAAGGCGATGGGTTATCAAAACTCGTTTGGCGATAATATTTCTCAGCGACTTGACCCCAACGGCGTTCCGGTTAGGGCGGCAATAGCAGAAATTGGCGGCGTTAAATTGCATGATTTATCAGGGGCAGCGGTAGCAGCAAGCGAAGCGCCAAGGCTAATGCCGCTAATCCCTCTAACTACAGACACACCTGATGCGGCTATTGCTAAGTTACAGAGCCTTAAAAATGAATATAGCGGCATAAACACGCAGATTGAGGGGATGTATTCTGGTAATGAATATCGCAACCCGATCAAGGTAAAGCAGCACATAAACGTCGATATTAAAGGAAAGTTATCACCAGAAGATCAAAAATTATTAGATGCTGATATTGCAAAAGAACAAGCTAAGCAAGCACCAAAAGACATAGGCGCAGATGACCCCGCCTATCAGGAATATTTACGGAGCCATAACAAATGAGTGAGCCATTAAGTTATGCTGATTGGAAAGCACAAAAAGAAAAGCCGCTAGCCTATGCCGAATGGAAGGCTACACAAAAAGAATTGCCGCCGGTAAACCGATTTTTAAATGGTGTGGGTGGCAAAGTCCTAGACGCGGCAAGCGGTGTGGCTGAATTGTTGCCGGGTGTCAGCGATCAAAACCCCATAGCACAGGCAGCACAAGGCGGATTGAGTAAGTCCAGAGGGATTGCGGGAGAGGCTGGTAAGCTTGTCGGCGGTGCAGTTCCCTATATGGCGCTACCAGAGGGAATAATTCCATCAGCGTTGGCGGCGGCTGGAATAGGCGCAGCTACTGGTCATGGAGGCATTGAGTACAGAGCCAGAACGGGCGCAATATCTGGCGGGACTCAGGCAGTAGCGGGCGCAGCAATACCGGCAATTAGCCAGCTTGGCAGAATGACTGGTCATGTTATTGGTGATCTGGGGACGCACACAGGCGGCGAGACTATAAAGGACGCGGCTAGAGCTGGCTATACTGGCGGTGATAAACTAAATACATTGCTTGATAATATGCGCGGCAAAGTATCGCAGACGGCTATTATTGATATGGAGAAAAAGGCGTTAGGTAATTTGGCGAAAAATGACAGGTCAGCCTATACCAACGCCATTAATGCTGTAAAGCAAGACCAGACAGTTTTGAATTTTTTACCTATTCAAAAAGCCGTTGATGATTCCATGAATATCAGCCGCTTTAATGGTCACTCTATTAATCCCGATGCAGCCTCGGTACAGTCAAAAGTTGCTAATGCTATTGATGAATGGAGCGGCAAAGGAATACCGGGAGCATCTAAGTTCAACATCAATACAAATCAATGGGAAACACCAATTGTTCCCGGTGTTGATGTAAATAAATTCCATACGATTGAAGGACTTGATGCGTTAAAGAAAAAAATAGGAAATATTCGCGAGGGCACAGAGTTTGGAAGCCCAGACAGAGCCGTTGCAAATCAGGTTTACACGTCAATTAAAGATGCAATAGTTGCACAGAGTCCAGCTTATGCAAAGGTTATGAAGGACTCAAGCAATGCCATAAAGCTGCGTAAGGAAATAACAAAAGAGCTTAGTCTAGGCGAGAACGCGCTTGATTCTACGGCGCTTAGAAAATCATTGGCAATACCAAGAAATAACGCAAATACAAATTATGGGCAGCGCGAAAGCCTAGCCAAGATACTAGAGTCTAATGGTGCTGAAAATTTAATGACCGCTTTAAATGGGCAGGCACTAAATTCTTGGAAACCTCGAGGATTAGGAAGCCTAGTTGCCAGTGGAATCGGCGGTGCAGGAGTGGCAACAGGAAGCCCCGTAGCAATACCCCTAATGATGACACAATCACCTAGATTAATGGGCGAGGTCGCTGTGAAAGCAGGGCAAAGCACAAAACTACTTGAAAAATCACTTGCGCTAAAAGGTGTTAAACCGGCGATCATTAGCGCCATACTGCAACAACAGGAGCAAAAATAATGAGAAACGGCAGCGGCGTACAATCTTCACCAGGGTCGTCATTTCCAGCGGTAGCCAATACGCTGATTGAATCGACCAAATTTAACAATGTCATAACCGATATTAATAACGCACTAACACAGTCTGTCTCGAACGATGGGCAAACTCCGATATTGGCTAATTTGCCCATGGGTGGATTTAAGCATACCGGGGCGGCAGCAGCAAGTGCAAACGGTGAGTATTTAGAGTATTCACAAAGAAATACCATTCCGGGTAAAAACTTGCTCATTAATACTAATTTTTCCGTTAATCAAAAGGAGGTTTCCGGGGCCGTTGTTCTTGCCGCTGGCGAGTATGGGCACGACGGGTTTGCAGGTGGTGCCGGTGGATGCACGTATACTTTTGCTACCGCTTTAAATGTAACCACGCTCACAATAACCGCTGGAACTCTTTATCAGCTTGCTGACGGGCAAAACTTGCAATCAGGAACGCACACGCTGTCATGGACGGGAACGGCGCTAGCACGTATTGGCGCGGGCGCTTATAGTGCCTCTGGTGTTACCGGAACAGCCGTAGGCGGCACGAATCAGAGTTGTGAGTGGGGAACTGGAACGCTAAGTAAAGTTAAATATGAGGCTGGCGCTATTGCAACACTATTCGTTCCGCTGAAATACGATGAATACTTGTCTGAATGCCAATATTATTTGCCTGCAATTATTAATCAGGCTGGGTATGTTTTTGCAGGGCAATGCGTCAATCCAACCACAGCGATTTTTACCATTCCGTTTCCGGTAAAATGCCGGGTGCCTCCAACATCAATGTCAATTAGCTCACAGGTGCTATCTGCGATATGGGACGCTAATTCAGGCGGGGTGGCATCGACATCTATAGGTCTAAACGCCGCGACTAATATAGCGGCGGCTATAGCCATAACGATCGGGTCTAATAGCCTGGTGGCGGGCAATGCATCTATATTAAATTTAGGTGCAACATCGATATTGTTTCTCGGCGCACAGCTATGAACCCTCAACAACTTGCAGAACTAAAACAGAAGCTTATCAGTCAAATAGTCGCTAAAAAGTGGCAAAATCTAAACGATTTAGATTTAGATTTAGGGTATAATTTGCTATCAGTTGAGCAAAAAAACACCATTGCAAAATCATTAACCAGTGGCGACCATTCAGCATTAGAGCTTATCCGTAGTTTTTTGATTGAAAAAATTACTGAGAAAGCCACACTTGCGGCAGATGAGTTTATAGTTAATAACCCCAGTGCGGCTGTATTTGTCGCTAACATACTTTAGGAGTAGGCATGGCCGAATATAGCGACATCGTTAAACCCGCATCGAAATCAAAATCGACTGACGTTACGAATTTAGACACCCTAGCCGACATTCAAGCAGGCGCAACGGGGGTGTTTCAGGTAGGCAATCAGCTTTATTTTGGGGATGGGGTTGATTTGTATAGTAACGACGGGATGCCAGTGATTCGCAACATTGCCAACCGTTGTGCTTTCAATTTCTCTGGTCAAAGTACTGGTGTTGCTTACATAAATAGCCGGTCTGGGCATAGAAATTTCTCGGATATAACGCAAACTGCATTAAAAGTTACAGTTCAAAATTATATTAGCAACGAAGTAACAACAACGTCAGCAATGAGCGTAAAAGCGGCTATTGAATACCCAGCCGGAACCTATACGAGATTACAGTTTAGCGGAGCTGATACTGGCTCTGCATCTGCGGGCACTATTCTGACGTCTGATTTTGCAACATTGGCGAGGCCAATCCCTCCAGGTGCTTTATTTTGGGTGCGAATTTTTGCTACTAATCTGTCTGGGGTTCCATATTCAAGCGGGCAAAATATATCTTCCGTTGATTCGATGTATTATTCTGGCGCTGGCAGTCCTATCATCGATGCAACGATGGGCGCAGTTAGCGCGGGCGGTGGTAGCCCTAATCCTAGTTGCATTAGGCCGCTTGAAGTTATTGGGTACTCAAACAATCCCGCTATCGTGACAATTGGCGATAGTCGCTGCGCAGGGTTAGGCGATAGCTCGTCAGATAATAAAGGCAACAATGGGTATTTAGAGAGAGCATATAACCCATATTTTGCACATACAAATCTAGCGGTGTCTGGCGACAGTTTAAACAATTTCATGATTGGCTCACAACATATTCAGCGTGGACTTATCATTAATAGAGCCACACATATTATCTGTGAGTACGGTATTAACGACATTACCGCGTTAGCGCTACCGTTAGCGACGGTACAATCAAACATATCAGATCTAAGTGATTTATATCCAACAAAGAAGATTTATTTAACAACCCTAGACCCCTACACGACAGGAGCATGGACAGCGACAAATGGGCTGGATCAAATAGTACATTTAAAAGAATCGGTAAGAGTTGCATATAACACATGGGTTAGAGGTGGTGCAGCATACCCAGCAACTGCCAATATTTGCGGCTATTTTGATGTTGCGTCAATTCTTGAGTCGTCCGCAAACCCAGGTAAATGGGTATCGAACGGTGTCCCAGGCTATACCACGACTGACGGTGTTCACGCTAGTACAACAGGTAATGTTTTAGCTGGCATAGATTCAATTTTTAAACCTTGGTTGCTTAAATAATGCAAACCCTAGCAATCTACGCACTCCATGGAGCAACCAATGATTGATTTATACCTACTCGCGACAATATCGGCGCTCATCCTCGGTCTGTTTGCCTGGGGCAAGATTAATGCAAGCATTGCCAAAGCTGAGCGCGTTAAAGCAGCAGCCGCTACAGCGTCGGCAGTATCAGCCAAGGCCGCAATCGATCAGCTATCGAGAACCGCTGAGGACCGCGAATCGGCACGTCAACGCGCTTATGTGCAGCAACGCACCGAGCAGGCCGATATCGACGTTGGAACGCGCAACCAATTCGACACGGATGGATTTTGACATGAGAATATTTTTACTCTGCTTAATGCTGGTGGCATGTACGCCGGCTATCCAAACCGAATACATCACCACTCCACTCAGTCACGATCCTAGGCCGCTATTGCCTAAAATAACGTCTCAGGAACTGGCGTGTCTGGATAAAGTAACTTATCAAAAACTATTCGACCGGCAGCGGCTTATCATCAACTATGTTATCGATATTGAGGCGGTAGTAGATAGCACAAAACCAGCGGTGAAAAAATGAAATTTGGAATAGATTTAACGCAACCCTCAACCTTGCGTGGTTTAGTTTGGGCGATAACTGGCTTTATTGGCGTGGTTATGGTCGCATTTGGTAAAGACCCGAGCCAGTTAGTAGTGCTTGCAATGGGCGTAGCGGGCGGTTTGGGCGTGGCGGTCAAAGACTAATGACCGCACTAAATAGAGCAGAGCTGAAAGAAGTTCTAACCGAGATATTCGAGGAACGGGCGCGAGTAGACAACGAAGACCATGCCGAACACCACCAATGGATACAAGAGCGAATTAAGGCGGAGCAGGACAGGCGCGAGATGTACCGGGAAGTCACCAAAGTTGTCATTCAATATTCAATCCCGGTCATGCTGGCTGGGGCTTATTACTGGTTTCAAGGGCATTGGAAATGACTACAGCCCACTTTCAACCTTTAACATGGCTTTGCTGGTGGCGCTTAACCGGTTGGATGGTGGGGATTCTGCGAGTCTATGCACCAGGCGACAGTTACGCAGCATCATCAAAATATAAATTCATCACCGTCGGCGTTATCCGGCATCACGTCGTGACCATTCACGGCATGAGGTCAAGTGGCATCCGCTGGCGTGACGTTAAAGCTCTGGACAAGGTTTTGTTCAGACTAGGCATAAAACAGGCCGTGTGGACACATGACGGCGTGACACAAAACTATACTTTGAGAGGTTGATATGCAATTCGACAGCAATACGTTTGAGCATGATTACATAATCCAGATATTAACGCAGTTTATCGATGAGGCGCACACCAAAGAACAGCAGGCGGCTGTTATCGATAAATATGCTGGTCAGCTTACCGCATTTATGAATGGGAAAATTATGCAGGCTATGGAAAGCGACTGTGATTAAAAAATGGCTTGCTAATATCATTCTATGGGCAATTTACACGCCATTTATCCTACTGTTTTACGTAAAAATACCTCAACTATTTGGTAAAAAATAATGAGCACACTGGAAAAACTGGTTGAGCTGCTAATCAAATTCGAGGGGATGCGGCTTACTGCGTACCAATGCCCGGCGGGAATCTGGACTATTGGCGCAGGCATTACGGGAAGTGACGTGGTTCGAGGCTTGGTATGGACGCGAGACTATGCGTTAGAGCGACTCAAAAAACGCGCTCAACAGTCTATCGATGAATTGCTGATTATGTCGCCGTCACTTATAAACGAGTCGGTCAATCGTCAGGCGGCACTGGCTTCGTTTTGTTTTAACCTTGGCCGGGGCAGTTACCAGGCATCAACACTGAAAAAGTCGGTCGACGCTGGCAACTGGAAAGAGGCTAAAAAGCAGATTTTGCGCTGGGACAAGTGCAGGGTTGACGGTGAGTTGGTGGAGTTGGCTGGGCTGACCAAACGGCGATCAATCGAGTCTAAAATGTTGGTATAAAAACAGACATTCATGTGGTGATATGTCGAATTATACGCAACTTAATGTATTTTATTTCTTGAATCCTGTAGACTGCGTGGCCTTGCCGGGGGCATAATGCCCCCTTTAAGTAGTTGTTTTATAATTACGTTTTTTAAATACTGGATTAAAAGCTGGCATTAAGTTACTTTTTTCCACTCCCTCATGGATAAGGTTGTACTTCCTGATTCTTTATCATAGGTTCCTTTGCTGCCATAGTCCCACTTGCATAAGAATTTTTCATCTCCTATTGCTGTTATTAAAATCCTGCTCGGCCCATAGCCTTCATCACCTTCAAGAATGTCGCCAATCCCCCACCCGTTTAATTCGAGCGTTTCTTTTTCTGTTTTGCCTCTTATCATCACTTAACTCCACTAAATAAATCTACAGCCTTGTTGCCAGCATCGGGCTGACTGTCTGTTAAAAAACGCGCGTAGTGCTTTGCTGTCACTATCGCGCTACTATGCCCCATTTGTGTTGCTATCCAACTTAAATTTTCTCCGCTGGTAACAAGCCATGAAGCGTAAGAATGTCGCGTTTGGTATGGGTTTCGATACCTGATACCCGCTTTCAACAGCGACCTACGCCAAGCCCTCCATAATTGTTGATCCCCTGTAAAGGGCTTCCCGGTCATTTCATTAATAAAAATATGCTTACCGGATAAAAATGTATGCACCTTTTGACCTCCTAACGCTGATAATGCCGGAGCCAATAATTTAACCTCCCTTGTTCCGGCGTTTGTTTTGGTCGTTTCAACCTCCCTAGAGTCCTGAGTTTTGGCAAGATGCACCCACACCACGCCGCGTATAAAATCAATATCACCCCACTGTAACGCTATTAACTCGCTCGGCCTTAACCCTGTCCATAGTGCAAACTGCACTTGGTTTTTATATTGACCGGTCAGGGACAATAAAAGTTTTTCGGCTTCTTCACGGCTTAGCGGATCCACATGGTCATCTTTCGGCGGCTCGATGCGTTTATATCTAAAGTCCTTTATCGGATTAATATCGATAAGCTCATCATCGACAGCGCCTTGCATGGCATCTTTGAGCGGCTGCACTAAGTTTCTGATCCGTTTATTGCCACAGGTCAGCTTGTCGCACCACTCACGCAAGTCTCGCTTTTTAATATCGGATGCAGCCATTTCCCCAAAAGCCACCTTTAAAACTCCAATGGCCTTACGATAGCCGTTGTAAGTGCTGGCTTTGATATGCCGCTCCTTGCTGTCAAGCCATTTGTCCAGCAAGGCGCCAATCGATAGCACCTCGTTTTCAACTCGTAATTTAGCCGCACGCTTGCTTTTGGGAAACGTGACGGAGTAATCAAACGTCCCATTTTCGATTGCATAAATAATATCTGCCCTATGTTTCTCTACAATGCGACGGTTAGTGGCGCAGGGCTTGAGCTTAACCCTCTCACGACACCTTTCGCCGTGGAACGTGAACTCGATTTCGTAGGTTGTCGCCGTCGCCTCACGGACTCCGCTGCCGTCTCTAGCCATTTGTTGTACCCGGATTTACTGATTAGGATTGAGTGATTATCTAGTTTAAGCCAAACATCCCCTTCCGGCCAGTCCCCGCCAATCCCAACATGCCCGGCTACAACGGCTTTACTCATCCCAGATTCGATGGAAAATTGATTTATGGGAACCCAGTCAACTGACATTTTTCACCACCTCCGCTGTAATTTCTCCGGTTAATCCTGATTTTGTGAATCTTACCTCAACCCTTTGATTTAGCTTCTGAAGGTGTATAACAATATTGTCCATTTCATCATCCTCAACAATTTTGTAATCGTAATTATATGACCATGCCGGTTCTACTTCGCAAATAACCCAAAGCTGGCATGACATGTACTTATGCTTACGTGCTATCCGCTTTCCAGTAGCGTGAGCCGCTTTGAGTTCGTCGTATTCATCCGGCTTTTCAAGCTCCGCTATTTCGCTTTTAACCTGCTCTAACAGCTTTCGCAGGTAAATTGCTTGTGTATGCAGATGTGTTAATTCTTCTTCTTTGTTCATGTCATGCTCATTTAGGTAGTCGTTGTTTTGAGCGTCTAAACGCTTCGGGGTTGGCCTTTTGCCATTTTATGCAGCGGGCAACGTGTTTTGCAGGATTAGCAGCGTAGGCCAGCCGGTCACGCAGCCTTTTACACTCCTTACACTCTGAGCTAACGCCTCGATTGCGATCATTTGCCTTGTGAAACATATCCAGAGATTTAACTTCAAGGCATCTATAGCAGCGTTGCAGCTTCTCATCTTCTTCGTCTGCGTCAGGCTCCAGGCGTATTGCCACTGTTACTGATGCACCTGATTTAACAAACCTTGGCGCTTTCCTGGCATTGGTTAAAAACGACAGCTCATCTGGGCGCATAATCCCCCCTATTAAATTGCAACATCAAGTTTGTTGATGGGTTAAAAACAAACGGCTTGGTATCAACGTCACGGTCAGCGGTTTGGCGGGTGCGTTGCCTTCCATTCACGATCGAGTTAATATCAATTTTCCTGATTAAATCAGCGTCCCATAATTCAATATGGTTTCCGTCGGTCATAGGCATAAAAACCCGATGCGGTTTCGGAAACGAATCAAGCAAAGTTATTTTGTTGAGCCTAAACCGGCTTATGCCTAAGTGACGGCAAATGTCGCGCCGGCTCCATTCATTCGCCTTGGCCGGGGTCATCTTAATAAGCAGCTTAGCCGCTAATACGTCGAGTTCGGCGCGGGAATAAAGAGCAGGCAGGTTGCCGCGACGGGTCGATTTAACTTCGGCTTTTTTCAGCATCTTTCGTGCAAATTCGACTTTGAACCCGGTTAGCTGCATAAAATAATCAATGGTTCTCATCATTTTTACTGCCCTTCATTAAGTTTTTGGTTGAGTCCAGTACAGCTATAAGAGCCTGGGCATAGCCTTCTTTTATGCCGTCCTGATAAACCGCTCTAACCACATTATTGCCTGACAAATTCAGGTTTCGGTATGCCTCGCATTGTTCGTCGGTTAGTTTCATTTTATGACCTCTTAAAATGGGCAGTCTTTTAGTAAAAAATCTGCTTCTGCCAGGCTATAACCAGGCCAAGCATCAACGCCATGCGACTCAAGATATTCCAGCCAATCAACGCGTTTTTTCATTTCCTCAAATTCAGCCTTGGGGATAGTGACCATTTCAATTTTTGGTGCGCATGGCGTTTGTGCTCGTTCCGATTTAGACGCATAATCACCGGCGTTATAAGGTTTTACGGTAACTTCGGCGTGTTTTACTTCGGCTTGCTCGGCTTCTGCCTTGCGCTTGGCTTCTGCTTCAATTTGCAGGCGCTGGGCATCCACCTTTTCTGACTCAGCTTTAATATGCGCGTCTATCCTGCTTGATACGAGATTGCTTAAGTCGTCATAATCCTTGTAAATAATCTGATTTAGGTCGCTGAATAAAAACCGATATGGCGCGTTTCCGGCCATTAAGCTCAGGTTTGATCTTATTGACCTCGCCACCGAATCAGCCTCGATTTTAACCCTGGCGAGTTCGGCATCAACACCATCCTGAATAGCCGATAGAAGGCGCTTATTCTTCATGGCTTCCGGGAAGTTTGGCAACAAGGTAATTAACCGAATCGGACGGATTTCTGTTTCAAGTTGACTACAATGCTCAGCAAAAGCAATCTTTGCAGCGCCCATAATCGCCATCTTTCGCGCTTCTTTTTGCGTTTTAACGGCTTTTTCCTGGCTTAGTGCCAAGGCATTAAACTTGGCGGCGTATTGCTCAAGTTCTCGCGTCACTTCGCTAATTGTCGCAGTTTGGTCAATCACTCCTTTAGCCGTTGCAATGCAGCGTTTTGCCGCATCACGGCCTATTTTGCTTTCAGCCTCGGCCTGGGCGAAATCATTATCAGTAACCAAATTAACTGTCGCTTCCGCTAAAAACTTGTCGAATACGGGCCGCATATCGGCAATGTTGCACAGCGTTAATTCGCTTTTTACCTGCACTATGACGGTGGGTAAATCAATAATGGCCTCGGCTTTTTGCGCCTCTACGATTACAGCCGGAACATAATTAATCAAATCGGCTTGGAATTGCACCCATCCAGAAACTAACTCATCAAATGCGAGTTTGTCGGGGAAAACGGTCATGCTCACGGTTTTTTCAGTTGTGCCGTCTGAGCAAGTAAAAATAAGCTTTTCAGCACCGGTAACATATAAAACTTGCTGACATTGCGGCCAATGATGCTCCGGCAGTTCGTTGTTTTGCACTGATTCGAACAGCTTAGCGTTATATTGTTTACACTCCCATGCAATTGACTCATCCATTGTTAGGCCGTCGCATGATGCCGACAGGTAGCCGCGCGATACTGTTACCGGGTAGAGTTCATCGTCAATAATTGATTCTACAATTGGACGCGCCAGCGCTTCAACAGCGTGGCCTTTATCAAAAATGCGCTGGGTAAAATCATCAACCTCTTTTGCTATGCCGGTTGATTTCAGTCGCAACAATTCCGATCTTGTTGTATACGGCGACAAGTTCAGCATTGCTGATGCTTCGCTTGCTCCGCCGTGTTCAGCTCTGAATGAGTGCCAATCGCTTGAGCCTTGCGTCAATTCGTGATGTTTTCTCATGCTACATTCTCCAATAATTCGCCTTCAATAACCTGCTTCCAGCTTAAAATTTCAGTCTTTTGGGCTTCTGTGAACAGATATTTTGTTTGAACCATTTTGATTATCTCATCGCCTGTTTTCTTTCCGGATTCGATTAATTTCAACCACGAAACCGATTTTTCTTCAAAGTTTTCATCACTGCAAAAATCTAGCTGCTTTGGTTCTGTTTTTGTGGGTGTTGGGTTAATTTCACGCTCGCCTTCTTCGTATTTACCCTCCATTTCATCGGCGGTAGGCTGCGATCCAATTTCCGGAAAAGCCTTTCTTAATGCTTGTGCCTCCGCGCATTTTGCAATCTGCCCATAAGGACGTTTCAGCCACATAGCATTCGGCGCTATGCTTTTTTCCTGTCCGCCCTTAACCGCGTAGTTTTCTTTCCAGTATTCCGTTGCCGAATACTCGGCTATTTGGCCGTTAATCATCAGCCTTTTCACCGTTACTTTGCACCATTTTGGATAACTGAACTGACACCCGCTTAAGGTTTCAACAACATCATCACCAAATTCAGGCTCACCAACTCCCGCATATTGCCCTGACCTTGACGCCTGGATTCGATACAGACCGATTCCCGGCATAATAACGTCGCGCATAGCTTTAGCTTTGCTGTCCCAAATTGGCACGATATGACAAGGTTTCTGCATCGGATCAAGGCCGGAAGCCTTGCAGTATCCCAAAGCCATCTTAATAGACTCGTCCTGTGCGCCGGGATAAAGCGAGTTTTTCAAACCCTGCATTAATTCAGGTTCAGTTATCGATAATCCAGATTCTTTTTTTACTGATAATTCAGCGCTCATTTTCTAACTCCTATCTGTTGTGACCGTCCATCTTTCCTGTAAATGGCAAATTTTGCTTGTGGTAGATACGTGTCCACTGTCCAGCCGTCCAGCTCAAGCCGGTGACATTCTTCGGTAAATTGTTTTATGCTCATAAATCCCCCTTAAAATTAGTGAATCTACGAATCTCACGTAGGGCAGTTTGAATCGCAAGAGAGGTGCGATTAACTGCTAATTTTGCTCGGTATTTGTTGCCAGTTCCGTTCCTGGCCTGAAATATGCCCTCTAAGGCTATAATCAGCGTGGAATAATCGTTAGATAGGATTACGAGAGAACTCTAACATTAAACATCTGGCGTTTTTCCGAATCACCAGTAACCGCTCCATATATCCCCTGGAATGGGTTAGAAATGTTATTTATTCAATGCCTTAATAAGCGCGTCAGCCTGTTTTGTTGCTTCGTCGGCAACATTTTCAAATGTGAGTGAATTTCTACCGACATTAACAAGCAATCCCTGCATAGCCACCGCCGAAAACAACTCGCGCTTGGTTAATCCGCCGCCAGCATAGCCAAACTGATTATTTGATGCAAAGCCGTCAACGGTGCATGGTTGCGGAAAGGCCGCGTCATTTTTATCGACTACCATCACTCGACCTCCATATCGTCAAAAATCAGTCCAGAGCCTTGCTTGTGCATGTAATCCGCAGCATCCGGCGAGATAGCCAAATTTTGCACCAGCTCAAGGCGCAGCGTGTTGACTTCATCAGTGCTGGCAGATGCTATTTTTATCGTAGCAATTATGAAAAATATCGTGATAGCGGTTAGTGTTGCTATGAGCAGTTTTATTGCCAGTGCATCGGCTTTAACTCCTGCATCAACTTCTCGCATGTGTGGTGCGTAGTCTTTAATCATTGTTATCTCCGGGTTATTTGCGCTTAGCTACATTGCGAGCCGTGCGTGATGCCCTTACATTAGCCATGTGAGCAGGCGTTTTATTTCTCGCAGTCTTGCCAGACTTGCCGCGTGACCTGTAAACCCCAATCCCTGCTAAATTATTTTGAGTTTCGACTACATTAAACGCTGTTGCTCTAGCGTTTATTGCCATTATTGCGGACATTATTGCTAATGATCTGCTAAAAGCTTTTGCCATTTTTTTATTCTCCAGTGGTTATTTTGTGCAAAACCATCGATTAATGATCTTCCAAAAAACCCGCTCATCACAAGCGGTAGAGGATTTACAAAGTAGCGCATCTTCTTTGTACAAATCCCTCGTCCATGAGGGATATAGCTATACTTCTATCGAAATATTTAGTTTTGCAGCTATTGAGATAAATAATTCTCTATTTAGTACATCTTGCAGGGCATCGCCGTCATTGGTCACAGCGGCCAGTACCACATCAGCCGTTTGATCTTTGACGTATTGCAGGGCATAGCCGTCATTGGTCACAGCGGCCAGTACCACATCAGCCGTTTGATCTTTGACGTATTGCAGGGCATAGCCGTTACGGGTCACAGCGGCCAGTACCACATCAGCCGTTTGATCTTTGACGTATTGCAGGGCATTGCCGTCATTGGCCACAGCGGCCATGGCTGCATCTAAAGTCAAAATTGCTCGGTATTTAATTTTCATCTTTATTTCCTGGTTAAATTAATATTCTTCAAAACACTCTAAGAATGCGTTGAACAATATCCGCTGTTGCTACCAGCGGGTTGTTCTTGCTGCATGGTCTACCGTTATCAGACGGCCAGCCAATCTTCAACGGGATTGATACCGTGCCACTGACTGAGTGGGCTTGGCGAGACGTTTTCTGTTTCGTTGCTGGCTATTATCCACTAATAGCGGATGCTGTCAATCAAATAAATTTGGCTAAAGCGGATTATTTTAATAATGTGTTTTGTAATATCCCTGTAATACACTTAACTATCTGATATTAACTGATATTATGATATGTAAGTTTTTTCCTACGCGTAAATACTGGAAAAAATCGATGTATTTATGAGGATTTGATTAAAATTTGATGAATTTTAGGCGCAAAAAATCCGCAGTTAAGCGGAGTATGTTTTTTAGTGGCCTTTGTCCTGGAAGATTCGCGTTGAATGGAGCTTCCTTTTCCATGATTCGCCGGGTTGCGATGGTTGCGATGGTTGCGATGGTTGCGATGGTTGCGATGGTTGCGATGGTTGCGAGTTAATAAAGTCAATGAAATTATTTATTAGCACCCGCTGCTCATTGCTATATATAGAAAGATCAATAATATCTGAGCTGTTGGCCTGCTTGGTGTGACGATCGCCCTTGCCGAGCATTAACCAGTCTGTTGTGCAATCAAACAGTAGGCATAGCTTAAGCGCCGAATCGTGGGAGGGTATTTTTTCTGATCTCAACCATTCTGAAACAACAGACTCAGATTTTCCCACAAATTTAGCCAATTGCTTTTGTGTTTTAAGTCCTTTTTCTTTTTGTAGTCCTTTTAGTCGGTCTGAAAACCCTGAATATTCCATAAGCGGATGATACGTTAAAACGAATCCGCTATTAACGCTTGCATTTAATCCGCTATTGACTAATAATGGAGCCATGAACATATTCCAGAAGTTAGCAAAAGAATACGGCACCCAGAAAAAAGCCTCAGAAGCTTTGGGTGTTCCATGCCAAACATATTCCGACTGGGCTACTGAGAAAAAAACCCCGTCTGTAAAGTGGGCCAAAAAGATTAAAGAACAGCTAGGTGTCAGCCTAGATGACATTTACGGATAACCTCAATGGCCCAAGACTTCGACATCAAAACCTCAGTTGATGAGGAAACCCACGATGACCTCCTTTTGACGGCGCGCCAGTACGGTTTTAAAACCCGTGCGGAGTTCGTCCGGTGGCTGATAAAAAGAGAATTGGCGTGGGCTAAACCTCAATTGCAGGTTACGCGCATGCCTGGCGTACTGAAAGGGAACGATTAAGGGGGATTAGTCTCCTAAGTAGAGTTACATAGTCGCTCCAACTCAGACTTGGACGATTAGATTTAAAGCACCAACGACTTCAGGTTGAATACGGGTTCGGGTTGGTGAGAAGTGGGGGAAGAATGAGCAAGCCCTCGTCGGTGGGAATCACCAGAAGCGAATTGATACTCGTATCGAAGAATTGAACCTCGACCTAATAGTTAAGGGTTATCAAGTCTAGATAATCAATGAGCAGATAGGCGACCAGAGCCGAGCTAGGCATCTACTATGGGTGTTAATTCTGGTCAGTGTTAGCAGAACATATTTAGTGACTAACACCCTGGAAGCATTGCTTTCTTGACGATTCAGCTTACCCGAAAGGGTAGGGGAATCTTTACCCTGAACACTGACACTGATGCTATTCGAGAATTGGAAAAGCCCCTATCCAGGGATTAAATATTACAGGTTACTTACATTTATCAGAGATATAGAAATGAAGAAAGAGAAAAAAGATTCGAGATTAACAAAGAAAGAAATAGCGGAGTTAATTGAGTCGCGGAAAGGTAAGGATAACGCACTCATGGATGCTGAATACAAGTTCGGTTCTAAGAAAGGCATAAAACGAACTTAATCACTCATGGAAAGGGTGGTTTGAAACTAACGGACATAAAAAACCCGCTTAACCGTGAAAGTGAAAGCGGGTAGTCGAAACTTAATCTCAAAGAAGGAAATTATACAGTGAAAGAAATCTCGATACAAAATAAAAAACTGGTTATTGATATTAAAAAAACGTGGGAATCAGCACTGCTTGATTCAAAAAGCGCAATGAAAAAGGCGATTCTGACTGGCGAATTGCTCACAAAATTGAAAGAAAATACTCCACATGGAGAGTGGGAAAGCACCTTGAATGTGTCATTTGATGCCACATTTGGACGGTTTCACGCGGCAAAATTGATGCGAATTTCGTCTAATAAGTTGCTTATCTCCGTCGCCAGTAATGGAGAAGAATTAACCATTAATGAGATGGCGAAATTGGTTTCTTCTGCAACACCAGAGCAGCTTGAAATAGTAAAACAACTCCAGGAAGTTGAAGAACTTAGAAAGATTAACGCAGAAGCCGCAAAAATAGCCAAGGCCGCGCTAAAAAATGCGCCTGAAATTATCGAAGGCGAATTTGTCGAAGTAAAAACACCGGAACCCGCCGCAGAAAAACCAGAAAAAATCAACATTGAGCCTAAGCACATTGAAGACGACCCCAAAGAGTTGCTAATGGAAATTATTGAGCAACAAGAAATTTTGGTTAAAGAACTACAATCAGAAAATCTAAGTCTGGTAAAAATCCATGAATCAAATGAACCACTGCAACAAGCGCTTGAGGAGTTAAAGCGAGCAAAGGCCATAGGTAAAGGTTACGAGGACAGAATGTTGAGCTTGCAGAATGAGCGAAAACATTTAATGCAGGCCGCGCAACATTGGCAACGTAAATATGAAAAGCTGGTGAAATCCAATGCTACAGCTTAGGAATTATCAGGAAAACAGCCTTGATGGCCTACGCGCTGGGTTTTCAGCGGGTCATCGTGTGCAAATGTTGTACTTACCAACAGGCGGCGGCAAAACTGAAATAGCCATATCAATGCTGGACAAGTCAGCAAATAATGGGCATCGATGCGCGATGGTGATGGATAGGCGAGTATTGTGCGACCAGACCAGCGCAAGGCTTGATAAATACAACATTGACCACGGCGTATTAATGGCTAAACACCCAAGGTTTTTAACGTACAAAACAATACAGATTTGTAGCGCTCAAACCCTTGAGAAGCGTCAATCATTTCCAAACCTGAAGCTATTGATTATTGATGAAGCCCACACCACGCGCAAATCGGTAGCAGAGTTTATCAAAAACAACGCACAGGTTAAGGTTGTCGGGCTTTCAGCGTCCCCATTTACTAAAGGGTTAAGGTCGATTTATACAAACGTGGTAAGCCGGTCAACCACTAAAGATTTAGTCGATTCGGGAATGCTGTCACCGTTGCGCGTTTTTATCGCTAAAGAAATTGACATGACCGGCGCAAAGAAAACAGCCGGCGAATGGTCAACGTCCGAAGTAACCGAGCGCGGCGTGAAAATTACCGGCGACATCGTAGGGGAATGGAAGAAGAAAACTTTTGAGATATTTGGAGAGCCTAAAAAGACAATCGTATTTTGTGCAGGGATTGCACATGGACAGGATTTAGTTGAGAAGTTTAAGGAAGCTGGATTTAATTTCGTCTCGATCAGTTACAAAGACGACGACGAATTTAAGGCCGATACGATACGGGATTTTTCAAGGGACGACAGCAATATTCATGGCCTGATTGCCACCGATATTTTAACCAAGGGTTTCGATCAGGCCGACGTAATGATTGGCATTTCAGCGCGGCCATTCACTAAGTCATTTTCTAGTCACGTCCAGCAATTAGGGCGTGTCATGAGGCCGCACCCTGATAAATCTGATGCTATTTGGCTAGATCATTCAGGCAATTATTTGCGCTTTCAGGAGCAATGGAATGAGCTTTATTCTGATGGCGTTAGTCAGCTTGATGACGCAGGAGAGAAAGCAAAAAAAGAACCCACAGACAAAGAGAAAGAGTCGGCAAAGTGCCCTAAATGCGGCGGACTGTGGCAGACAAACGGAGACGTTTGTACGCATTGCGGCTATACCAGAGTACGTATAAATCAGGTTATCGATGTCCCAGGAGAGCTTGAAGAAATCAAGGTTGGAAAGTCAAAAATAGCCGACAACGCAGAGCAGTTTTATCAAATGTGCTGCAAGTACGCACGAGAGCATAGCGCCCCTGATAAACAATATGGCAGAGCCTATCACCTGTATTTAAACATCATAGGCAGCAAGCCTAAATGGGATTTTGACCGGACACCAAGCCACGATGTTTCGAGGGCTTTCATGGGTAAAATTCAGCAACAAAACATTGCTTTTGCAAAAGCGAATAAGCGATGAGGACAGACATAAAAACAGAACTTAAAGGCCGCTGGTCATCCGTCCTGCAATCAATCGGTTTTCCGGTCGAATCGTTAAATGGCAAGCATCAAGCCTGCGTATTTTGCGGTGGGAAAGACCGCAGCCGGTATGACAAAGCCAAAGAGGTTTTATTTTGTAATGGCTGTGGTCATCGTTACGGTGTCGAAATAGCTATGGAATACCTAAATCTATCCTACGGCGAAACCGCCCAACATTTACGACCTAATTTAAGGAATTACAAAATGGAAACAGTAAAAGCGCCCGACATTGAAAAGAACAAAGCTAAGCTACAAGCGATTTTAAAAGGGTGCGTTCGCATATCGCCGGATAACCTGGCCGGTAAATATTTTGCAAAACGCGGAATCACAGCCACACCAACACACGATTGTTTTTTTAATCCGGTCGTTGATTATTGGCAGGATGGAGTAATGACAGCCTTACCCGCTATCGTGTCGCGTGTTCGGGATCCAAGCGGTGAAATATCAACATTCCATATTACTTATTTGGGTCCCGACGGTAAAAAAGCCAACGTCGAATCACCCCGTAAAATACTGCCCATCATAGCGCCTATGCAGAGTGGAGCGGTACGGTTATTTGAGGCTACCAACACCGTAATTATTGCGGAGGGCATCGAATCGGCGCTATCTGCTCACATGGATTGTGGGTTGCCAGCCTGGGCAGCGATAAACGCCGGAAACATGGCCGCGCTGGTGATACCTGAGTCAATCAAACACGTTTATATTTTTGCCGATAGTGATGAGTCAATGACCGGGCAATCTGCCGCATACACACTGGCTAGGCGCTTGAAAGTGGCGGGTGGGCGCGAGACGGTAAAGGTTATTTTGCTAATCGACCAGCAGCAGGTTATCGATAGCGGACAGAAATATGACATAAACGACTACATCATCATGCAGGCGGCGGTATGACCGACAAGACAAGGGCAGTGGGAACGAACGCAACGAGTCGCTCTGGACTGTGCGGAGTTTATCAAAATGATTGCTGATAATTTTGGCAAACCGAACGCGGTAACAGTCACACTCAATAATGGCAATGTAATTTTAGGAGCAATGCACTGATGAAACTAGGCGCAAACAAAAACGTCGCGCCGGAATCGTGGGTTGATTACATAGCTATCGGAATTGGGCTGCTCGGCGTGCTGGCAATGGGTGGATGGTGGTTGATTAGCTACGGATGGGCCTGTGTGTGCGGAAATAGTGGGGCTTGGCGATGAGTATAAAAATAGTCGTTCCAATATCAGGCGGAAAGGATAGCCAGGCATGTTTAAAGCTTGCGCTTGAGTCCTACGATAAATCGGAGGTTATGGGTTTATTTTGTGACACGCAATTTGAGCATACGCTGACATATCAACACATTGAAAATATGCGGGGAATGTATGGTGTGCATATTGAGAGAATATGCGCTGGAAGTGTTCCAGAAAAAATATTAGGACTAACTACACCACGATTCCCAAGCGGTACAGCGCGGTTTTGTACGGACATGCTAAAGATTATCCCCAGCAAAGTTTTTTATAAAGGATTGGCAGAAAAACAAGGAGCATTTGAGGTCTGGTATGGGATGCGAGGCGAAGAATCGCACGAAAGAGCGGCGCGGTATGCCGATAAAATCAATACTGAAATTTACGCCCCCCACGAGGTCATGAAAAATTATCCGAAATACCTGCATAAACTAGGCGTTAGTTTCAGATTGCCAGTTCTAGACATGTCCACGCAGGATATTTTTGATATTTTGTGTGGAGAAGAAAATCCGCTTTATAGTCAAGGGTTTGATCGTGTGGGGTGCTTCCCATGCCTAGCGTCTGGCGATTACTGGAAGCAAAAGGCATTTATACATGATGATTTTGGTAGGCAGCAACGCAATATTGTTAAAGACATAGAGATAAAAATAAACAAATCGTGCTTTGTCGGTAAGAAAGCGGCTAGACGCGAAAATCCAAACAACACTGATATTTTTCAAGGTTGTGCAATATGCGCAATATAAGCATCTGGCCGTCATTTACCTTTCCTCCTGTGAATTTATGGGCATTGCCCAAGCAAAATAGAGACTTTATGCGAAATATAGCCGCAGACAACCGAGCCAAATCACTACAGCTCAACCCAAGACCACGCCAAACAAGTAGCTTTAGGCATTTTCAGTTCGAACCTGCCAAAACCGAGGTACAGCGTTACATCGATGACCGCATGTATCAGTGTGCAAAATTTGGGGGTGGCCGGTGAAACGCATCTTTAAACACGACGACGAACGGTCGAAGTTTAACGCGGTCAGGGCGGTGCAAGATTTGCCGCTGGATGTGCCGATGATGATAACGATTGAGCCAGAGACTAGAACACTGGCCAACAATCGCGCACAGTGGCCGATATTGAACGCATTTGCAGATCAGTTGCTGTGGCCGGTCAATGGGGCGATGACAAAATTAAGCGGTGAGGAGTGGAAACACATTTTAACCGCAGCTTATCGACAAGAAACTGCGCGGGTGGCAATGGGGCTTGATGGTGGAATGGTATTGCTTGGGCATAGGACAAGGGAGTTTAAGCGCGGAGAATGGAGTGACTGGATGGAATTTTTAAACAGCGTAGCGGCTGACCGTGATGTAAAAATACCAATGAATAAAGGCGAGGCGGCGCGGTATGAGTAAAAACGCCACAGCAGCACAGCGCAGGAGAATGGGCAGAATAGCGGAGCTGGGCTGCATCATCCGAACCTGCCAAATGCCTGCAATAGTGCATCATTGTTTCACGGGCGCTGGTGGCCACAGAGATCATAATTTGATTATCCCATTATGCCCAAAGCATCATGCCGGACACGGCGCCGGGGTATCGCTTCATGACGGCAGGAAGGCATTTTATGAGGAATATGGCAGCGAAAGAGAGCTGCTTGATATGGTTAATTTAATGGTGGATTAATCTATATAAACTAATGATTAATAAAGAATATTGCGGTATAATTGCACATCAAATTTATAGGGGGAAAGTATGATTTTAAGCGGTGTTGGTAGGCTCGGTCGGGATGTTGAATGTAGATTTTTGCAGGACGGAACAGCGGTGGCAAATTTGGCGCTGGCTTTTAATTATGGCCGCAAAGATCAAAGTGGGAGAACACCTAGTCAGTGGATTGATGTAGCGCTGTTTGGCAAGCAGGCTGAGGCCATGTCTCCGTACTTAAAAAAAGGCGGGCAAGTTGATGTAGTTGTCAGCGGCATTCATATCGAGAATTACACAAAAAACGACGGCACACAACAAAGTAAATTGGTCGGTCGCATTATCAATATTGATTTTGTTGGCGGCAATAACGCGCAAGCTACGCAGCAACGCACCGAGCAACCAACGCCGCAACAACAACCAACGCAGCCGTCGCAGAGCAAGCCAAAAGATAATTTTGACGCTGATTATGACGATGACATTCCGTTCTAGGAGTATGAGTAAATCAGACGATTTAGGAATCGACCTTGAGCAAGGCTTGCTAGATATGCGGATAAAGGCCGCAGCGAGTAAGCCGCTTGATATTAGCAATCCGAGCGGGTTGTGCTGGTATTGCGACGACGATACAGGGTCTTATGTGCGCTGGTGTGATGCGGATTGTCGAGATGATTGGAGCATGGAAAATGAGTAAGGTTTTGGGTATCGATCCAGGTAAAAATACCGGATTAGCAATTTTTCTAAATGGAAAACTAACAGACCTTTGCACATCAGATTTTTGGGGCGCAATCGAGCATATTAACGTCCACCATGATGCTGTTGTGGTGGTCGAATTGCCCAGCACCAAACATGTATGGCATGGCGGCGCGACAGCTAAGGGCGCGATCCAGCGAACCGGCGTAAATGTTGGGTCATGCCTACGCGAGGCCGAATTGATTATTGCATACCTGGGGCGCATGAAGCGACAGGTAATCATAGAGAAGCCAGCAGGTAAAGTAGATAAAGATCGGTTTCAGGCTGCTACAGGCTGGACAGGGCAAACAAACGCACATACCAGGGACGCGGGGATGCTCGCGCACAGATACCGGAATATAAAATTATGACCGACAAACACGCAGCAAATAAAGCGCTTTATGCGATTGACGCTGAAAATAATCTAAGACCGTTTTTACTATGGAAAGTTAAAAAACTAGATGGTGAGTGGGAGCGCTGCACTGTTGCACCGGCGTGGTCTAATTTGAGCGAGTATGAGCGAATAGATGGATCAAATGATTTCATTGATGATGATATTGAAGCGCTTAACGCAGACCAAGACCGGCGGTATGCAGGGATATTAGAGCGATCAGCATCTACAGAGCAAGCCGACCCAGGCCAGCATTATCGATACATGTACAATGGCATAAATATTGACCCCGCATTTATTGAGAGAGTATGCGGCCCAATGACGGGGATGCAATTCACTATTCTAAAAAAGGTCATCCGTATGGGGTCAGCACATAAAGACAAGCGACGGGATTTGCTGGATATTATCGGAGCGGCTCAGAGAGAATTGGAGTTAATGGATGATTGAGTCACTAATACTAGGCGCAACAATACGCATGCTGGTTGAGATATACCAGAGGTTTTTTATCGTTAGGCCATGTGGGCATAAATACCGGCTGACTATGCACAGCACCAATCAGCAGTTTTGTTATTCTTGCCGGAGAGAATTGAAGCTGGATGACAGTTTTTATCCGAGACATACGCGATAAAAAGCCCTAGATTAGCGGGGCTTGGTTTCAGAGGTTATCCAATGCAGCCATAATAGCCGCCTCAATAATGAACGCTGTCAATACTTATTTCAAGATATTTAATATTACAGTGTTTAATTAAATGCTATAATGTGTATATGGATAAACGAATGTCATTAATCACGGTGTTAGATGGATAGCAAGCCTAAGATAGGATTAGATAGGAATAAAACAGGTCGTGGCAAGGGTACGGTAAACAAGGTCACAAAGGAGCTTAAAGAGATGATTTTGGGCGCTCTCGATGATGCCGGTGGGCAGACGTACTTAGCTCAACAAGCAATCGAAAATCCCGGTGCTTTTATGAGCCTGGTGGGTAAGGTTTTGCCAAAAGACTTGAATGTAACAGCAGACGCGACTATAAATGTAATCTTAAATAAACCATAATTGGAATTAAGATGAAAACATTAGTCATAGTAACGACGTTGATAATGATGGGCTGTGCAGCACCAACGCAATACGCAGCCGCGCCCAAGCTAGAGCGAGAGTTTGGCGGCATAGAGATCGGTAAAGACTTTACGCCTCTTTCAGCAGATGTAGATAAGGCGATTAAAGTTAATTTTGGACATTAGTTTACCGAATAACTGGACACCCAGGCCGTATCAGCTCCCGGTTTGGAAATACCTACATGATGGCGGTAAACGCGCTGTTACTCGCTGGCATAGGCGCGCCGGGAAAGATGACGTTTTTTTAAACTGGTCAGCGATGGCCGCAGTTGAGAGGGTTGGCAACTATTGGTACATGTTGCCGGAGTACGCACAGGCCAGGAAATCAATGTGGGATGCGGTTACAGAGCGCAAGATAGACGGCAAATCAGCAGCTAAAACCCGTATGGATTGGGCTATACCGGCTGAGCTAAGAAAGGGCGTTAATCAGCAAGAAATGAAGATAACACTAATTAACGGATCTACTGTGCAGCTCGTCGGGTCAGACAACTTTAACAGCCTGGTGGGGTCACCCCCTGTCGGACTGGTGTTTTCAGAGTACGCAATCAGCAACCCGTCGGCGTGGGCATACCTAATGCCGATTCTGGAAGAAAACGGCGGCTGGGCGTGCTTTAACTCCACACCACGCGGGAAAAACCACTTCCAAAAGATTTGCATGATGGCCGAGGATAGGGCCGAATGGTTTTACGATACACGCACGGTTGACCATACCGCCATATTTACTCCGACGCAAATGGAAAACATACGCCAAGAGCTGTATGCCCAATACGGCCAAGAGTTCGGCGAGGCCATGTTCCAGCAGGAATACTACGTATCATTCGAAGCCGCCGTGATTGGTGCGATATGGGCTGATTGCATTGAAAAACTTAGGTTTAATGGTAGAATATGCAGTGTTCTCCATGATCCCAAAAACCCCGTTCATACGGCATGGGACATTGGCAAAAAGGACAGCACCGCAATATGGTTTTTTCAGGTTATCGGGCAAGATATTCACGTTATAAATTTCCATCAGTCTAACCACAAAGAGATCGATTTTTATTGCGACGAGGTGTTACGTTATAACATAACATCGCTAGGTTATCGGTATGGATCTCACTGGCTCCCTCACGATGCTACACAAGATCGGCTCGGGCAAGGCGGCAAGACTATATTGCAGCAGTTTATCGACCACGGCAAGCGCGGCGATTTGGGAAAGTTTAAACGCACTCCGAGCGTTAGCGTGGAATCAGGCATACAAGCAGCGCGGGCAACATTTCCGCGCTGTAAGTTTGATGAGGCGCTGTGTGATGATGGCCTGGAAGCGCTTAAGTTTTATCACCATGCCTATGATGACGAAAAAAAGATATTTAGCGACCAGCCAGTCCATGATTGGGCTTCAGACTCGGCCGATGCTTTTAGGTATCTGTCGCTAGTTTGGAAAGAGGCGCGAAACGAACCTGACGCTGGGCCAATAGATCAACAATTAATCAATAAATCCGTCCAGTCTATCAGTATGGGCAGTCTAACAAAACAGCATTTAAACCGCATGAAAGCAGCGAGACAGAATTGATGAGCGACGAACAAGAATCAAGCAGTGATGTGGGCGAGGGCAGCGTTAAATACTGGTTTAACGAACTGGAAGAAGCCAAGAAGCGCGACAAAGACTATCACAAAGAAGGCAATCGCATACTCAAAATATATGAGTGCGAAGATGCCAACAAAGTTCCGTTTAACATTCTTTACTCAAA